CTCCGTTACAATCGAAGGACGGGGCAACTCTTCTGGAAGAAACGGCCCAGACGCATGTTCGCGAACCCGGACGCGCACAAAGGCTGGAACGCTCGCTTCGCCGATCGCGAGGCGTTTACGTCTGTCAACCACGGGTACCGGCGCGGGATGATCCGACCCATTCACGCGTACGCGCATCAAGTGATCTGGAAAATAATGACCGGGATGGATGCGCCTGAACTCGATCATATCGACGGCAACAAGCTCAACAACGCTTGGAGCAATCTGCGCCTTGCGCCCAGCGGCACTAACCAGAGGAACTGCTCTACGCGGCGAGACAATACGTCTGGTCACGTCGGTGTTGTTCGCCGCGGCGACAGGTGGGTGGCTCAGTTTGGCGTGAACGGAACAACCAAGCACATCGGCATCTACGACACCAAGGAGGAAGCCATCAAAGCGCGCAAACTCATCGAGAGGGAGTACGGCTTCCACGCTAACCACGGGCGCGAGGCGCCTGTGTCTTGAGCTATTGGGGCGCGGGGAACCCCCTGATCCTTCCATCCCCGCGCTCCGACACCCGGGGCCGCCGGCCGTTCAGTGACGAGCCTGTCGGACGGCGGCTCCGCCCACGTTTCCCGTGAAACACTGGAGCTACGGATGCAGACGAGCCAACTCCGCCACCCCGACGACGCGCTGGTGGCGACCTTTCGCAACATGGCGCTGAAGAACGAGGCGCGCAGCTCGGCCGAGGGCCGGCCGATTTTCGAGGACATCGAGGTCGTCGAAATCCGTATCCCCGGTTCGCGTAACTGGACGCCCTACCCGGCCGCGGCGCACTCGCACTGGGAGGTCAACCCGTTCACCGGCGAGCAGACCTCGCGCACCTACATCGAACGCTTCCCGCGCCAGTACGCCCAGTTCAAGGCGCAGCTGCAGCAGACCAAGACCGGCACGCCGCTCGACCACGCGCCGTTCCTGTCCGAAGGCAAGCGCGCCGAGCTGCGCGCGCAGAACATCTACACGGTTGAGCAGCTCGCGCTGATCGACGGGCAGGAGTTGAAGAACCTCGGGCCGCACGGCCGCGACTTCAAGAACCAAGCCACCGACTACATCGACCGCAGCAAGAGCAACGCGCCGAACACGCAGCTGGCCGAGGAGCTGGAGGCGCTGCGCGCGCGCAACGCCGTGCTGGAGGAGGACAACGAGGCGCTGAAGAAGTCCGGCGGCGAGGGCCAGTTCAAGGAGATGACCACCGACCAGATCCGCGACTACGTCACCGCGCACACCGGCCAAGAGCCGATCGGCAACCTGAACCGCAAGGCGCTGGTGCGCATGGCACTGGAAGCGCGACCCGACAAGGCGGCCTAAGGCCAGCGACCTGCAACCTGCTTAGCGCGATGGGAGGCAAGACTGTTGAGTTTAGTGATAGCCACCGATCGTCTCATCCGCTCAGCTGCGGAAAGGTTCATTTTTACGCCTTTCCGCAGTGCGGATAGCTTTTTGCGGGTTTCGGCTGACGCTTTCTTGCCGGTGTGGGCTTCGCTCAGCCGTCGTCGGTGTTCTTCTGAGAAAGGTGGGCACTTCCGGCCTTTTCTGTTTTTGACCTCTGCCGCGTTTTGGCTTGTAGTGATTATTTTCACGTTGTTGATGGCGTACGGCCCGAGATCGCCATGGCGTGCCATGTGGTATTCGTGGGCTCGCCTTCCGCGTTCTTTGAAGCGGCCGGAAGCTTCCCAGATCGCCACCCACTCCTCGAACGTTAGCTCGAACGCTATGCCGCGCCGTTTCGCGGTGGCTTTGTGTGCGGAGTATTTGGCTCGCGGGGTCATCGGGGGCAGAGTAGCATGTCACTCTTGAGTGTAGTCAAGGACGTCTGCGCCACCGTCGGCGTGCAGGTGCCGACGAGCGTGTTCGGCGGCATCGCCAACAATCGCACCATGCAGGAGATGCTCGCGCTCGCCAACGAGATGGCGCAGCGCATCTGCTACGACACGCGCGACTGGACGATGCTGAAGCTGGTTCAGACGTTCACCGGCAACGGCACGCAGACGGATTTTCCGCTGCCGGCCAACTACAAGCGCATGCTGCTCACCGCGAACGTCTGGCGTTCGACCGACACGCAGAAGCCGATGGTGTTCGTCCCCGACGCTGACGAGTGGATACAGCGCCGCATCTCGAACGCGGGCGACATCTCGCGCGGCGAGTGGACGATGCTGGGCGGCAACATGGTGATCTTCCCGGTGCTCGCTGCCGCACAGACCGCGACGTTCGTATATCTCGACAAGAATTGCGTCGTGCTCGCGGCCGGCGGCTTCGGTGATCGCTTCATGGCCGATGGCGACAGCTTCCGGCTCGATGAGCGGGTGCTCAAGCTGGGCATGATCTGGCAATGGAAGGCGCAGAAGGGCTCGCCCTACGCCGAGGACATGGGCACCTACAGCGATGCGCTCGCCAACGCGATGGGGCACGACCAGCCCGCGCCGATCCTGATCGACCGCCGGCCGATGTCGCATCACAACCGCGGCGTCGCCTATCCGTGGCCGGTCCCGGCATGAGCGCGCACGCCGCATACCGGCGCCAACCGGTGCCGGGCAACTACGCGCAGGCGCTCAAGACCGTGACCCTGCCGGCCCCGACCCGCGGGCTCGTGCAGCACGAGAACGACGCCTACATCGGCCCCGGCGCCGCGATCGTCTCGGACAACTGGTTTCCCACCATGAAGGGGGTCAAGCTGCGCGGCGGCTCGACGCGCTACGCCACGCTGCCCGAAGCCGTGCCGGTGATCTCCTCCTTTGAATATGTCGACACTACCCAGCATCGCATGTTCGCGGCGCAGGCGACCAAGGTCTACGACGTCACCACCGGCACGCCGGCCGCGATCGCCACCGGGCGCACCAGCGGCAACTATTCCGCGACCGTGCTCGCCAACCTCGGCGGCTACTGGGGCATCGCGGTCAATGACGCGGGCGACCCGGTGCTGCGCACCAAGGACGGCGTCACATGGGCCGAGCTGCTGCCGCCGGCCGTCCCCGCCGACGGCGCCAGCGCGATCACGGGACCCGCAGGCTCGCCGGTCGAGAACGGGCGCAACCTGTCTTACGTCTGCAAGTACCGCAACCGGCTGTTCTTCATCGAAAAGCGGTCGATGAACGTCTGGTACCTCGGTGTCGACGCAGTCGGCGGCACGCTGACCAAGATCCCGATGTCGGGCGCGGCGACGCGCGGCGGTTACCTCATGTTCATGAGCAACTGGTCGATCGACGCCGGCGACGGCATCGACGACAAGCTGGTGGTGGTGACTTCCGAAGGCGAGGCGCTGATCTGGACCGGCAACAATCCCGGCGACAGCGCGAACTGGCGGCAGGAAGGTCGCTACTTCGTCGGCAAGCCGCTCGGGATGAACGCGCACGAGCAGGTCGGCGGCGACCTGCTGATCCTCACCGTCGAGGGCGTCGTGCCGATGAACCAAGTGATCACCAAGTCGGCGGGCGAGATGGAGCTGGCCATGGTCAGCCGCGCCATCAAGCGGATGTGGCGCGAGGAGGTGGCGATCAACACCACCTACCCGTGGACGATCCGGCGCTGGGACGAGTACGGCGGCATCTTCATCACGCTGCCCGGCGGGCGGCCGGGCAACCAGTATTGCCTCGCCATGAACAGCGCCACCGGCGCCTTCGCGCGCGGCGTCGGCTGGGATGCGCTCTGCTTCTTGCGCCAGCGCGCCAATATGTTCTTCGGCACGCGCGACGGGCGCATCATGCAGATGGAGCGCAGCGGCTCCGACGACGGCCTGCCCTACGTCGCCACGCTGGTCGGCGGCTGGGAGATGTTTCAGGCACGCTCGATGACGGTGCACTGGCGGCAGGCGCGCGCGATCTTCACCACCTCGGCGTCGGAGCCGTTCATCCCGCAGCTCGACGCCACCACCGACTACATCGTCGACATCCCGCCGCCGCCGCAGCCCGGTCCCGACCCGGGGCCGGCCGACGTCTGGGACGAGGCCGCGTGGGGTCCCGACATGGGCGGACCGCCGCCGCCGGTGCCGACCGCGCCGCAGCGCGACGCCTACGGCCAGTGGGATCAGCCCGCGCGCAACCGGCCGGCCAACCGCAACACGATGTGGGTGAGCATCGGCAAGACCGGCTTCTCGCACGCGCCGATCGTTCAGGTCACCGTTGCGCAGCAGGCCAAGCCCGACGTCGAGCTGGTCGCGATCGCGG